TTTATATCAATATCATATCCCATTTTGTTTAAAAGACGGTTTGTGAAATCAATCATTCCAGGATGATGACAGTCGCCTTGAGTAAAGGGATTAGAAAATTTAGTCACCTCATCAAAAAATGGATTAACATGATAAACGTCATAATCTGGATTATTTAAAATTGAATCATAGAGTTGCTTGCCAGAAATTTTTGTTTTTTCTGCAAATCTCCAACTCAGCATCCCCCAATATCCATCAAAATGTCTATTCTTAGAATAAAGATCAAGTATGATTGGATATTCTCGAAGTTCTGGTTTATCATTAGCCATATTGTTATATGGAATGAACATTTTATCTAGAGAAGCGAACTGCTGTCCCATGAAGAAAGATTGATAGATCTTAAGGCGCATGATTCACCAAATAATCTTTAGTTAGTGTTTTATACTTATCAACGTTCACATTCAAGAAGGCACCATACTTGCGCACCTTTCTTGACACTTTGGGATAGATGATATCATCTGAAATCTTCTTGTCCCAAATTTGGATAAAGTTGAAGATGTTATTCAGAATCACAAGAGTCTCAATCGTTACATCTTTTTGGAGAAATGCCACTAACAATTTTGGAAATTGTCCATCTTCAACTTTAAATAGATTGTTAAACTCTTTCGGATCAGGGCAAATCTTTTGTAAATCTTCAATATAGATTTTGCTCATGGAATCGGTGGTTCGTTTCCAATCCCTATAAGTTTCTTCAGCCTGGTCTTCAAGCAATGACTTGGTCCAATTATCATCACTGTGTACAAAATTAGCAACCAGAAATGGAACCATTTCATCGTCGCGATACTTCCGCGCAAGGCGGTGGAATAGAAACTTGTCACGACGTTTTTGAAATGCATCTACTGATACTCGAGTTTTGCCATCATATTGAAAGAAGTTATAACTCTCTGACGTGAAGTGCAGCTTGATGGCTTGATAGATGCAATACAAATCGTAACCGTTCATGATTTAAATATCTGAAATGTTTGAGACTAGAGTAATTCTACCTTCTGCGCAATTATTCTTCGGCACAAAGTGCTCAATCCATGCATCGAATATTAATAACATTCCCTTTTTAGGAGGAATCGAGAATATCTTTGCATTATGCATGGTATGTCTTATGATTGGTTTGTTAATAAATCTATGATGTGGTCTAGAATCATCAAAGCATATTGGTGAAGATCCTTCGGGCGTTTGCAAATAAAATACACTTGAGTATGAACAGTTTGGGTGGAAGTGAGGCAGATGCTCGTCATCTTTTACCATTTCGCTCGCAAAGGTTGTGATTGATTTTATATTCATCAGATCATAACCCTTAATTCTGTTAAAGTTTTGAACATGATCGCATATAAAAGAATTATATAAACCAAATTCTTCTAAATTCCCAATACTTTTACTTGGGTCATAGTTGAATGTGCTTTTGTATTTGAAGATAGTAGATGCTGCGTACCTTTCGTCGCTGAGATATTTTTTCGCAAGTGGCAGCATCATATCTGCCAGTTCTACATCTTCCGCCACATACACTGATGTGGGGAAAAAATTTTCTATCTTCACATTACTCACAAAGGCAACTTACTTGATCTCGGTAAGAATCGTAACTCCATTGCTTCACCTTGAATGATGCTTTTAAGAGAATCATTAATTAGTGTAGCAGCAACTTCAATTTCTAGATTATTTCTTTCACAATATGAAGTGATTGCATCCATATGATCAATCTTTTCTGAAATTGCCAAGTTCATAATCATCATAGAGAAGTTATTCTTTTCTTCGCGGCTTGCCATTCTATTAGACCTCATATGCACTCAAGGAATTGTTCAATTGCTGAGTCACACGAACAAAAGTAGTTCGCTTGCTCAGTTCTTTCAATTCACTTGCCCCCACATAAGTACATGCCGAACGAAGTCCACCCAAAATATCTTGCATCGTAAGTTTCACCTCGCCACGATATGGAATCTCTACGGTCTTGCCTTCAGATGCTCTGTAATTAGCAACACCACCATTATGTAAATCCATTGCAGTATCAGAACTCATGCCGTAGAATTTATTTCCACCAAGTGGTGATGCACCACCTTCCTTGTGACCTGCCAACATTCCACCAAGCATCACGAAATCGGCTCCCGCAGCAAATGCTTTCACTACGTCTCCAGGAACGGAACACCCTCCATCCGCTATGATGTGACCCTTGAGACCATGAGCAGCATCAGCACACTCGATAACCGCACTCAACTGCGGGTAGCCGACGCCTGTCTTTTTGCGTGTAGTGCAAACAGAACCAGGACCAATACCAACCTTCACGATGTCAACACCTGCGAGAATTAGTTCTTCTGTCATTTCTGGTGTGACGACATTACCTGCCATCAATACAACATAAGGATAACGGTCGCGGAAATGGCGAACGAAATTTACAAAGGCTTGTGTGTAACCATTCGCAACATCAATACAAACTCTCATGTATCGATTTCCAACGGTATTGTATACATCATCGAATTTCTTTAAATCTTCACTGGAAGTGCCAAGAGAATAAATGGTGCTATCTAATCTTCGCGTAAAGTGACTAATTAATTCAGGCGCACCATAATGTTTAGTCAAAGCAACCAAACAATTATGTTTGGCGAACTCTAAATCCATTTCGAAAGTACCAACACCATCCATGTTGGCAGCAATAATTGGAACACCTTTCCAACTATTGCCACTTCTGAAAGTAAATGTTCTTTCTAGATTTACTTCGCTTCTTGAAGAAAGACTAGATCGTTTCGGAGTGATGAGGACATCTTTATAGTCCAACTTAACGTCTTCAATGATTCTCATAGAACCTCAATGATAAAATATATGATTGCCAATCTTGCGAATCAATTTCTTCTTTTCTGCCCAAGAAGGATCAACATAATCTGCGTGAAAATACTTTGCAGATCCAATTATACCATACTTCCTGTCTAAAATCAATATAGTCTCTGCAATTTGCAAGGACTCTTTCCATGCCGCACGATTGATAATTGCTTTCTTGCCTTCACACACCCAAGAAAATTGGCAAGTACCTTTAGTCTTTTGATAGACGACACCACAAACAGAACGAGGGAATTGCTTGCTCTTGACGCGATTCATCGTCACTTCAGCAACTGCAATTTTACCAGCCCGTGGTTCGCCCTTTGCTTCGAAGTAAATGTTCTTCGCAAGGCAATCGACCTCTCGCATGACTTTTTGCTTTTCGTCATAACTGAGTTGCAAGAATTTCATCTCGCGAGACATATCATTGACTTGGGTAGCAAGATATGTATTCTGAGTTTGATATGCTGACAGTTGAGCAGTCAGGGATGCTTCTTGTATTGCTAACATTCTGTATGGTATAAAGATTCCGAAAAATATTAGGCAGAATAATCCACCCCACATACAGAACAAATTGTGATTGCGATCAAAATATTTTTCAACATTATGTAATATATCTACTGCATTCATGTTTCGAGTCTCCATTATTGCAGTGGAAAGAAAAGGGTGGTGGTTCGCACCACCACCCCAGACCTTTCTGTTACCGAGCGGTCAACTCTTTGTACTCAATGTGCTTATTAGGCAGCGAGAGCCATAGGTGTAAATGAATCATCGTTTGCATTTACGTTTTTTGCGCTGATTGAGTCAGTCGCCTCACTGGTTGCTGTCAGGTTATTACTTGCCCTGTCGAAGCCAAATTCATCCCCGTCAGATAGCCATCACGTACATTACTGCAGAGGTGATGGGCATTTGGTGGAGATGTCGGGGGTCGAACCCGAGTCCAGAACACCTTTAGTTGTCAGTTTACAACCATTATTTTTGATCTATTACTTGTCCAGACAAACCCCGCTCAATACCTTGTTGAATTTCTTTGTCAACATCGATGCCGAGTTCAGTCAATTCTTTCCTGACTTCTTTGTCAACATGCACTTCAACGGTATTTTCATTCACTTCAATCTTCATAATATTATTCTTTAGTCAATTAGAAACTGTGGTTTGGTTTGCTCATTCAACGACTTCTGCTGCTCCTCAAGATATCTCTTGTACTGCTCAGTTGTCATTGCATGCAAGCCAACGCAATAGCCAGTTGGACTGCGTCCGCATGCGCATGGATATTGTTTCACTTCAGACATATTATACTCCCAATAATAGAAAAAGGTAGTATTATTTAGCCAGCAAGAACTTTTGCGACTGAATTGACAACTGCAGCAATACGACCGACGTCGCGGAGTTGCTCAACTGTCATACCCTCTTTCTTGAGAGTATCATAGTGCGCCTTTACACAGAAGTGGCATTTGCCTACGATTGAGGCAGCGAGAGAATATGCTTCAAAATTGACCTTTGAAGTGCCACCGTGATTAATAATTCCATTCATACGAAGTAATGCAGGCAATCCTTTAAGCGCAGGATCATCAGCCATTTCAACGTATGGATACCAAACATTATTTTGAGCCATAATTGCAGCAGCAGTCAACGCAGCGTCCGCTTCCTTACGGTCCTCGAACTCTGCGTCGATTGCTGTTGCTAATCGAGAATTACCTGCGGCAAATGCTGCTGCAAGTGCGCATCCTTGCGCAACCAATGGGTCAAGGGAACTGCGAAGTAACACTGCATCAAGATTCAACTTTGTATCTTTTGCGTAATCTGGTAGACCTTCTTTAACTACATTGACCCAATTCATTCTTTTATCTCCTTCTCTTCAAACAAGTCTTTCTCTGAGCGACATTCTGGACATTCAAAGTCATCAGTTAAACTTTCCCAATCTCCATATCTACCGTCATACTTCCATCCGCAAATAATGCAAACATGATCGACTTGTTTGTTAGACATAAATTAAGCGTCCTTTGGTACTTCCATGCAGCGATCAAACAAATAACGTCTTGCTTGACGCATTTCTGCATTTGTTAAAAAGCCATCACCATCCTTATCAGCACGATCAAAGAGACCCTTTGATACTGTGCAATAACGATTTACATCTTCAAATGAAACTTTGCCGTCCTTGTCAAAGTCATACTGAGCCACACGATCTTGAGCCATCGCTGGCGCAGATAACATCATCAATCCAATGATTAGTTTTTTCATTTAAGTTTCTTTCCTTTATTTTGAGAGAGTTGCTTCACCAACCTGACGATTGCACTGGCAAAGTTCACCCGTCTGCAAAGCATCGAGGATACGAAGTGTTTCCTCTGGATTGCGTCCGACGTTTAGATTATTCACAGTCACATGCTGAATGATATTGTCAGGATCGACAATGAATGTTGCACGAAGAGCAGCACCTGCTGGCTTGTAGAATACACCAAGTTGTTGAACCAGACTTTGTGTATCTTCGTCCCAAACATCTTCAAGGTCGCGTGCTGTATCAGCAAAGAACCAGCAAGTGGTTTTCTTTAGATCTTCGTGAGCATTCTTCCATGCCAACTTACAGAACTCGTTGTCTGTTGAACCGATCAAAAGAACCGCATCGCGGTCAGCAAAGTCTGAATTCAACTTATCATAGGCAACGATTTCTGTTGGGCAAACAAAGGTGAAGTCCTTTGGATAAAACACAACGACCTTCCACTTACCTTCAAAAGAAAGATCTGTAATCGTTTCAAAAGCATTATCTGGCGTCAATGCTCCTGGCTTGACACCAGTAACTGCGAAATTCTTTACCTTATCTCCAACTGTCTTCATTCTATTCATTTTCAAACTCCTGTATAATGAAAACCTATACGAAACCTATACACAAACGTATATATGCAAAATGCTACTACAATTCATCGTTTTTGCGATAAATTAATTTAATCGAAATGATAGGTAAAATTAATTGATTAAATTTTGTACGATAACTGCAACTGCCAACCAAACCCAAAGAGTGTTAAATCCAACCAATGTTGGGAGAAGTTTTTCATTTGATGCCCAAATCAATGTCAAACTAGTTAGCAAAGCAAAAAAATAGAGCCACCAGATTTGTATTCCAAATACGAGCCCAGGAATAATAATGATTGCTTTTGCGAACCAACTTGCAGCCTCAACAATATTATATGGCTTCCAATATTCTCGAGTGAACCACATGTGGTAACAATCAATAATTTTTTGCCATCCTGTGAGAGCGTAGACAGTTCCGATTAAAAAAGCCCAAAGGGAAAACGTCCAAATGATTTGATCAAAAGTCACGCCACAATCCCATACTCTTCGCGAAGAATTTTCTTGTATGGCTTGCCTTCGATAATTAATTGCTCAACAAGTTTGAGGCGATCAGCAAGTTCAAGTTGATTGTCTTTTTGAAGAGCAATTACAACATCACGCAATTCATCAATATTAATTGGCAGATCCATTTAATCCATCCTCAAATGCTTGTCTTTCAAGTTCGCGTTGTTGACGTTGTAAACGAGTTACGCATCCAGCAATCCATCGATCACGAAGATTTGAATATTGCTCATAGCGATGCGGAACTTCAGAACGACACCAGCGACGAAAATCATTTTGATCCAATCTCATAAAATCACGATGTTCATCAGAACGCAATACACGCTCACCCATACGATAACCGATAATGGCTCCAATGACTGTAGCAGCCTTTTGCCCATCACCGTCTCCAATAGTGCTGCCAAGTGCGCCGCCAGCAATTGCACCCAACACTTGTTCCGTACTTTGGGTGTTTGCGACGGTGCTTGAGAAGCCAAGAAGAAGGCTTGCAATTATAACAGGAATACATTTCATTTAATTCTCCAAAAGACAGATATATTGTACTACATTACGCAAGCAAGGGCAAATTATTCTTGGTTCGATATGCCTCGATGTATTTCAGTAATTCTTGCTTGTGGAGTTCTAACTCATCCTCTTTTACGACAAGAGTTTGGCAAAAGTTCGCCGTATCAACACCAATCAGAATAATGACTTGCTTGGCATCTAGACCAGTCATCTCGTAGAACATCTGGCGATAGGCAGCGGCTTGCATAAAGTAGTTGCCGATGTTTTCTTTCTTCTTGAGGCGAACGGAAGTCTTAAAGTCGATCACAGAAAGAATGCCGTTATGTTCCGCAATACAGTCTACGGTTCCAGCAAGTTTGAGTTCGTGAGAGAACAAACGATCTTCCAAGCAATGGATGTTATTGACCTTTGCATCTATTTCTTGCTTCATTCGAACGAAAAGAGACTTGACGTTCGGCAACATTTCGAGAGAGGAGATGTCCTCATTCTTAAGATACATCTCGAGTGCTTTGTGGACGCTAGTCCCTCGAGTGGTGGCTTTGCGAGAGACTTCGTTTGCTTTGGCTTCACCGACTCTCTTGCGCCATTCTAGAATTGCTTCTTTCCCATAATCAGAAAGAACTGTCGTGACAGAAGGATACTTTTCCCCTGTTGGTGTTACATAACAGCGAGTGCCGTCGACGTTCTCTTGCAAGAGTTTGGGGAAATCATGGTGTATATGGTTAAACATTATAAAGTATCTCTATCAAAACCGACATAGTCTATTGTATAACAAAGTCAAGTAAAAGTCAAGTATTTTCTTGTCTTTCGTATTTCTCAACAGCAATCAAGAAGTCCTTGACAAGACTACTGCGGACGATATCCTCTGTCGTAAACTCGATATTGGTGAACGACTTCATAGTCTTGGCAACTTCGTGGAACTTTCGAAGTCCACTCTTGTCCTTGGTATTGCGATATAAATCTGTCTGTTTGTAATCGCCACAGAAGATGATCTTAGAACGATGACCAACACGAGTCATAATTGTTGTCAATTCTTCCCAAGTCATATTCTGACATTCGTCGACGATGATCACAGCATCATCGAAACTCATACCACGAATGAAACTAGTAGAGATAAACTCAATACGACCGCATTCCTTCATTGCGTCATATGCATCACGACGACCAAACAGCGTATGACAGATTTGCATATATGGTTGTTCATACAAACTCATCTTTTCTTCTACGGATCCTGGAGTGAATCCAAGATCACGAGACTGAACAGCAGAGCGAACAATCACGATGCGATGAAATGGTGATGAGCGATCAAGAACTTCTTCAATTGCTTTGTAACATGCAATGAATGATTTACCAGTACCTGCTGAACCACAGAGCATCGTGAAGTAATCTCCACGAGCATAGGCTTCAAAGAATTTTGCCTGATTTGGTGTGAGTGGTTCGAACTTTTTCAATTCCGCTGCTTTGATTCGCGGTGGCTTTTTCTCCGTAGTTTCCGACGTTATTTCGATGTAAGTGTTAGTGTTTCCATTTTTCTTCTTGCTCAAAACCCCCTCACTTCCCTGCTCGAGCAGCGGCTTGCTTTTTACGATGCTTTTCTAACACTTGATCAGTCTTAATGCGCTTGGTGTCCTTGCGCAAAACTTTATCAGCAAGAGGCGAGCGAGGATTCTGTTCAGCAATCTTGCTCATGACTTCTTTCCAAGTGTTATCGGTTTTCTTTCCTGCAAAATCACCAGTGCCACTGTAACTATACAATGGTGGTTCGCTGTAATATCTTTCTAGATGCGGATTATCTGCCTTGAACTGATCGTAGGCAGAAATAGACATTGAATGTTCTTCAAGTTTCTTTGTCTTTGTATTCACAAACTCATAAATTGGCATATATCACCCAGTGTAACGTTTGGACTTTCCATCTGGCTTCACGTGATGCGCATTAAAATTAATGTGCGGAAATTCTTTCTTCAAATCTAAAAATGACTTGAGATTTTGTTCGCTGTCGTCATAAAGAGAAACATGTTTATAATTTCCCTTTTGAATTTGATTGCGAATGATTGATGCTTTCTTATCAGCAACAGTGCCTGAAGTTTTCATATTACCTGCACGGTGAACATGAATATTATCAATGTCGACTTTGTGCTTGCGGAAAGCATCTAGAAAACGATCTTTATCGTCGAAGTCAGCGCGAGCGGTATTGATAATGACTTTGCCGCCAGCCTTCTTTGTTTTGTCGTGCAATTGCTTCATCTTCTGAATCATACGCTGATTTGGTTTTGATTCAGTATCGAACTTTTCTGAAGAACGAAACTCCGAGAAGTCATAGTGATGACCATCTGGAAGTTTGTGCGTATTGTATTCTGAATTAGAAAGAGAAGCGACTTGTTTCTTTCCCTTCATCACACGGATCTTGGCAGTCGTGTGAAAAAGAGTATCGTCCACGTCGAATACATGGAGCCCATGGGCTTTCGCGGTTTCTTCTTGTAGATAATCGAGGAATTTCTTCATCCTCTTATTTATACCACGAAGGAACCTCGCGATTGGTCCATTTAGCAAAACGTTTCTTGTAGACTCGATAATAGTTTTTATATGCAGTGATCGAGTCTCCAGGAACCTTTACATCCTCTGGCATGGCTTGTGGTGGCTCGGAAAAGATTCCAGTTCGAGGAATGTTATCAGGAGCAAAACTGAGTTTCTGAATGACTAGCGAGGACTTGTGCTGCTTATCATTTGCGCCACCATAACGATGACGATATTCCTGACAGAGTTCAGAAGCCATATTCCAGAGCCATTGATAGTGATCGAAAGACTCGCGAACCCAAATAGCCGAGGGATGATTCCAACTCACTGCATGATACATCGTACCTTCACGATACTGATCTAACTTCCAGCGATGAATCTTTCGATTATTTTTGCTTTTGTCGAAATAGTGATTGCCATCTAGAATGCGATGAGCAGTTGACATCAATTGCGCATACTCAACGATCATCTTTACGACATGTTTGTCGCAATGCTCTTGAGCGCAGACTTTTGTATCACGATTTAGATAAAAGATATTCATGCGGAACCTCTAATGTTCGATCTTTCTCTTCCCAATACTCTTCAATTGCTCGTTTAGCATATTCTAATTCAACATACTGACCGAGGATCAATTCCTCAGCAGCATTGATTGGAATCTTTGCACCCCAAACAATCGTATGAACAACGTTGTATGCATGACCTACAATCAATCCATTGTGAGACTGATGATAGTAATGATTGTTTTTATCAGCAAGACGCCATTGACGATTCATTATTTGACTCGAGTGATTAATGCACCACACTTATTTGTGTAGATGCTTGGTGAGATTTTGTTGATTCTAAATTTTCTATTGCTCATGTGATGCGCGATAGAGCGAATCGTACTCAAATGATTTTGTAATGTTAAGTTAGATTTTCGATTGATGAACGTTTGTTGTTTTGGTTCTAACGACATTATGATCTTTGTGATATTCATCAATTCACACTCAAAACTTGATCAACACGACCATTGACTTTATAAACCAAACGGCATCGATTTTCGCCACGTGGATCATTCGCAATGAAGTTATCGAACATCGATTCAGCAATGCGCTCATCGTTTGATCCTGGACCATCAATCCAACTTCCATGACGACGATATTGAATCACATATGAACCATAATCATCACTGGAATGCGAGAAAGAGCCACCACCTTTAGAAAATGCGCCGAATAATCCTTGCAAAAATGCTCGTTGATGTTCGGGATTAGACCAGTCCATCTTACGAAATGCAACAATGATTATTGCAAGAACATTAATCGCAACAAAACAGAATGCAAAGATTAATGATAGTGCAAATCCAAGACTGAATAACTCACTACCACTCTCATCGGCAAGACTTAAAAATGCACCAAACAATCCAATTGGAACATATAGAAACAAACTATACTTTCCGACTTTGTCACCCCAGAACATTTTAGTCAACCACCAGGCAAGAGTGATTGTAATGATAAAAATAATCATCAGTTCAATCTTCCTGCAGTTCCATATTCTTCAAATGATTTGATTTCATCTCGGCTGTCTGAGATAGCATTGATCATTGAATTGTAGTCTTCAGCATTCAATGAAGTCTTGTATATCATGAATGCCAACTTGGTCATTACTGCAGCGCAGGCAAATGGATTGATGCCTTCTTCTGCAAACTTGCGAGTGAGTTCGCCATAAGCAACTTCAATTGCAAGCAACTCATCATCATTTGTATTAATTGTGGTCATTTTTCACCTGTAGAAAAAAGTGGGGACCGAAGTCCCCACTTTGCTAGAACAATTCTTACTCCGAATAAGAATCGCCCAGACCCAACTCAGCCTTCAGCGAGGCAAGTTCATCGAACCCAACCTCTTCAACCTCGACCGTCGGAACCTCATCGGTCACAACAGCCTTCGGCTTACGACCGACGGTGGTCTTGGTCTTCAGCACAGCGACCTTCGCAGCCTTCGGTGCCTTGGTTGCCTTGCTCTTACCGACCATCTTGCTCGCAATAGCAGCAGCATTATGCAACTGATACGAGTCAACCTTACGACCATCGCGGATCGTCTCAATTTCAGCATCGCAGTCACGCTTCAATGCACAAATCAAGACCATCGCGGTCACAGGCTTGCAGCCGAGTCGCGAAACAAGAGTATCGAACTTCAGCGGCTTGCCGTCCTTCAACATCTCATACACTTCAATCATCTTTCGAGTAGGATTAGCCATTTTCAAAACTCCATAACAAATTAATAACGGACAACAATAGTATAAAACAAATCAAAGCAAAAGTAAACCAGCAAGAATTACAGGCTATGCAACGGATTTCGTTGCCGCAAGAATGCGAGTGCTTCTTGCTTGCTGCCAAACTTGCCACTGATCGGAGTCTGATGCCGACCACGGACGATGTACCAACCACCTAACAACTTATTGAATACGACTTTCATTAAGCAACCACTGCTTCAGTCTGGGCTTGCTCTCGCACGAGCCACTCGCGGAGACGAGTCCATCGTGCTTTCTTGCCATCGGTCAAACTCTTGCGAGCCAGAACCAAATCCACACGAACGATCGCATCAGCATGTTTGACCACACCAGTGGAGACCAGAGTCTTGATATCGCTGACGCTCGCCAACAAAAGAGGATTCACATTACTCATAAAAAAAGTTCCTTCATCAACCTTGTACAACAATTCTAACGCACAGCAAGAGAAAAGGCAAGGGGAAAAACCCCTTGCCATTCAATCACTTACGAATTCAGCGCAGCAATCTCATCAGCCGACCAAACCTTCACAGGGCTGGCTTTTCGCTGATTCTTGCGAATCGTCTTGGGGGCAGTCGCCTTCAGGCGCAACTCAGCAAGACGCGCCTCCGCTTTCGCGATCCGATCAGCCACTCGCTGGGCTCGCTTCGCCGCACGTGCTTCCTTCACAGCGCGACGATGATCTTCCTTCACGACGCGATTAATCTGCGTCTCGCGACGAATCTCAGCGCGCAGAGCACTCTGCATCGCACGCGATGCTTTAATCGCTTCTCGCGTCGCCTTCATGGCGCCGATCATATCCTTCACAACCTGACGCTCACGAGCCAGATTCGCCTTCATTTGATTTAGTGTAAGACCCATAATTTTCTTTCCTTCAGTTTCGGGGACCGTTTCCCCATCCGATAAGACAATTATGCCCCAGACCTACTGCAAAAGCAATAGTAAAAAACCGAATAAAATCAATAACTTACGAGATCCCCGTAAAACCGAAGGAGAAGCCCCGAGAGAGGGGCTGTTTTAGGCTAGGGAAAGGGGAGGGGAGGGGCGATAGAGCTCCCCATTCGGGCTCAGACTCTGATCGTCTTACATTCCCCCAGAAATTCATTCTTCGCCGATCGGAGCATGAACGCAAAATCTAGTTGAAAGATAATTCCCTCAGCCTGATGAACTTCGAGCAATTCAACAGGAATGTAATCATAATCTCGAAAAAATGTGAGATACTCAGAAATGTTCGGCGCACCTTGATTGTATTCAATCAATGGTGTTTCACAAAAAATCAATTCTGTCTTTCCCATGACTTTTTTTGCGGCAGAAAGAATATCCAATTCTGAACCTTGTGTATCAATTTTCAACAAATTGGGAACTGGAAGATCTTTATTTTCGATCATTTTGTCTAAAGTTGTGCATGACATCTTCACTGGAGTTTTGCCATCATACCAAGTTGTTGTCTCTTTATAATATGAATCACCAGTATTGCATCCAGGATAGAATTCAACAAACTCACGACCTTCATTGGAAAGAACATTCAAGAAGAATGAATGTCCTGTAACAATTAAATCAGACAAATAGTGAGCGTTTGCTTCAAAAAGATAAAATGATGATTCAGGCAATACCTCACGTTTCGCTTTATTACTCCATGAACCGTTGCATGCACCCACATCATAGCATATAGGAAATTGCATTCCTCTTGACTTTAAATGTTTTATAAACTCAATCATACAATTGCCTCGTTCATAAAGTGTTCTATAGTTTGTTCCAATTCGTTTAAATCATATTCAGGACCAAGATATATTGTTTCCAGCCCTTGTGGTTTTTTAATCAATGTTCCTTGCATTCTTTCTACGTTATAGTGATGAATGCCTAATCCGATTGAATGCGTCGCATCATTTGCAATCGGATCAACGAAAATGTTAAATTCTGGATGCTTCTCTTTAATTATAGAAACTCCCAGAATATTTAAAGCGCAGCCACCACCAACAATCAAGTTTCTAATTTTAGAATTCTCTTTGATAAATTGTGCATGATGAAGAAAGACTTTTTCCAATGCTCTTTGAACTTCATATGCCAGATCTGCCTTTTGTTGAAACGTTAATTCGTCAAAAAGTTCAGGATACAAATTGTAATTCAATTCTCTTCCGCAACCAAATAGATTGTTGTTTGAGTAGATGGTATCACCAACAAGAAATGGTGGCAAGTTATTGTCTGCCTTTCCATATGCTGATAATCCCATGACCTTTCCATATCCATTCGCTCCCATCTTAAGATGGCGTGTAATCGTTTCATACATGTTACCAATATCCATATGAGCCGAAGCATCAAACTTATATGGAATTTTATCAAATCCAATTTTAGGATCGATCAACTCACTTATTCCACCATTCGAACTATAAACAGGGATTGAATCTTTCACATAGACAGGACCGCACTGAGATTTCTTATAGAGATAATTTCTTCGATATCTTGAATCAATTTCTAAGATAGAAGTGTTCTCAGATCCACCAACCCCTAAATTGTTTTTAGGGTTTTGAATCACATATCCAGAACCTAGCGCATCAACAATTAAGCAAACTGCTTCGTCAAATGGAGACATATAAAATGCAGATATCGCATGACTACAATGATGAGAGTATTTGGTGAAATCATTTTTAAGATTGATTGTTCCACGACGCTCGCTTGTTTCAATTATTTTACCAAACTCAAACATCTGAGTAATTTTATCATAGATCTGCATACAACTCTTTTCTTCTGGTAAAAGAGTATTCATGGTTTTAAATCCATGAGCAACCAATAAATCTATTTTTTTGGTGATCTTATTGCGAATGTATTCAAATGGTTTTAAATTAAATAGCACATCATTCTTTTTACGAGTCGCTCTTTCTGCTTGCAAAAAGAAAATGAGTTTTTCATCTTCAAATAATGCTACAGAGGCATCATGTCCAAGTGTTTGAATTGCTAGTGTGTAGTAACTCATTTTGCTAGAATCGTTTTTAATTCTGGGAAGTAAATAACGTCAATATCTGAATTATGAAAAGTCTTAAGAGCATCAAATGGAGTTTCTACAATCGGCTCGCCAGCAAGATTAAATGATGTGTTTAGAAGAAGAGGAACTCCAGTTAGATCATTGAATGCAGAGATTAAATTATAGTAATGTTCGTTTTGTTCTTTGCGAACAGTTTGAATTCTACACGAACCATCAACGTGAATAACTGAGGGAATCTCGTCAGTCTTATCTGCCTTCGCCGCAAAGGAATACGTCATATATGGTGCTTCTGGAATTTGAGACATATCAAACCAATCAGCAGCATATTCGTAAAGTATTGAAGCGGCAAGTGGGCGAAATAATTCTCTACCCTTCATTTTGTTAATGCGATCTCTGCCATCAGGATCAACAGGAGTATAGAGCATTGATCTATTTCCTAATGCTCTTGGTCCTGCCTCTGACCTTCCTTGGAAGATTGCAACTATTTTCTTTTGCGCTAAGAGTTGAGCAACTTCAATCGGTTTAACATTAATCAACTTTCTCATCAATGAAAACCTCTTTGAACTTTGCCATCACATTTTTGGGATTATATTTCTCTACAGCCAACTCTCTATAGTTGACTCCAATCTTACTGCGCAAAGTTGTAATCTTTTTATAAAGATCTTCTTCATCATTCTCTCTATAAATGAGATCAAATGGCTTTAGTGTTTCAACGTGATTGCGATCAAATCCAACATCACATGCAAGAACTGGTCTGTTGAAGAAAAGAGATTCCGCAATTGCTAATCCAAATGATTCACCTAACCATCTAGCGTGTATAAATGCATCACATGCGTTGATGTAGTTAGACTTTTGTTGATTTCCCAAGAATGGTCCCAAGAAAATAACATTTGGTAGATCGCAAAAAGGTTCCGTGTTTGCAAATAAGAAAACAATATCATCTCTTTCTTGCGCAACTCTGATTACAACGTTCCGAACAAATTGTAAGTCAAATGTTTTGTAACCACCAAATCTTCCAATGACAAATTTATCTTTTGGAATACCAAGAGCAGTTCTTGTATCGTAATCTGGCTCTGGTAAATCTACAATATATGGAACCCATGGATGAACAGGGGCATTGTACATTTTAGAAACGTTATGCGACATCCACTCAGAGATATACGCATACACATCACCATGAGGGTCGTACCATTGAAACACACAATGCACACCCATCTTTGTTGATGTGATTACTGCATTTTCTCTTTTTGTGTGAGAGTCAACTCGTTCACCAGCACGTTGACTGTAGAAAAGATCGTATCCTGAAGCAATTTCGTTTAAATGATTGTTGTCATTGTATGTGAGGAGTTTAAATTTTTTACTCACATCATCGATGACTGCAGGAACACTTCCAACATCTAAACCTTCAGGATTTTCTTGAGAATATACGATGACGCTCTCATTTCCCAAAATTTCTTGATTGTAGTGAGCATACTCTAGAATGGAGTTAGTTGTTCCGCGATAATTTAACTGCTCAGCATGAAATAGAATTTTCACAAATTTATCACTCTTTAGTTACAATTTCCCACTGCTGTTGCACAGAAGTCTTTACAACTCGACGAGTTGATGGTTCTGCGCCAAAATCTCTTTCGTAAACAGTTTTGCCTTTGTCTGGGCTTTCGTAGATCTTTGGCTTTAATTCTTCAAACATATCAAGTTGTTCCATTTTTCACCTCAAAGTGTTTCACAAGGTCATCATAACCGCCAATATACTCATCGTCAAGAAAAATCTGAGGAACTGTTCTTGCATTTGGAACTGACTCAAGAAGTTGCTCTTTAGTCCACCCAAATTCCAACTTTCGTTCTTCAATGAAGTACCCCTTTAAATTTAAAAGATTGACTGCTCTTACGCAGTAGGGGCAATTTGTTTTCGACCATACGATTGCTTTCATAATAACTCCAAAATGGTAGCGGGGGTTGGATTCGAACCAACGGAAACTGGATTATGAGTCCAGTGACTTGACCTCTAGTCTACCCCGCAGTTTTTTGTTTCGGTTGCTTCTTCTGACCGAAGATGCGTTCCCAGTTTTCATCAAATTGTTTTCTTGGCACGCTCAATGGGCGTGGTTTACTTCCTTTTCCACCAGTGCTCATAAAACTTTAAACCTATATGCTAATGTTATTCTAAATCCTTCGAAGTATCTCGTTGGTGCTTCGGCAAAATGCGCGATATATCCTTTAAACAGCAACGCAGAATTATATCTAGGATAAAATATCTTTGTTGCGTTATTTCCAACGAGACCATCTTGTTGTTTACTGTAATGTCTATTTATGAATACTGTCTGACCGCCCCATTCAATATTCCATTCTTTGTTCATATAAACAAGGAAAACATTTACATCCTCATCATGAGCATCAACATGAACGCTTGAAGACATTGAAGTCGTTGTAGCGTTAAAGTATACGTCATTCAACGTTGCATTTAATTGAGTCGTCTGTAAAACTTTCTGAAAGAGAGTTTGAGTGAACAACTCATCATTCATTAGATTCATTCGCCAAAATGGTCTTTTTGGAGAGGATCCACTGATAGCCATTTCCCATTTTGGACGGCAAGACATGTTGTCAATGAGTTCTAATTCTTCCTGATTAAAAACGTTTTCAAATTCTTTAATTTGTGAGAGAAAATCCACTAATTTCTCCAAACACGACTGTTCTTTGGGATGCTTGCTTTTAAATATTCCATTTGATCAGCAAGCACTCTACGATTCTTTAAAAGAATGCGCTCATGTACAGTTGGTGCATAGGGAACATAAAGCAGATGCATCTTCGCTTCTTCTGGCGTTTTGTCACCTTTCTTATGGTTACACGCCCGACATGATGTAACGCAATTGTTCCATTGATTCCCACCACCGCGAGATTTAGGCATAACATGGTCAATAGTTAATTGGCTAGTGCTAAACTCATCTCCACAATAAGCGCAGATATGCCAATCTCGAGCATATAATGTCATTCGATCAGCAAATTTAGTTTGTTGATTGTAGAATTTGTCACCTAGCAATGGACCACTTACGCCAATGATGCAAGAAATATCAATGCGTGATTGTTCGCCATGCTCATTGTGACCACCGAGCATGGTTTTCATCTTTTCGCCTAATTCCCAGATAACTTTCTTTTTGGCATAGTAACATGCCGCCATTTCAAAGTTCACCCAGTCTTTCGGCATTCCACCTTTGTCTACAACTAATACTAAACTCATATTAATCTCTAGTTTTAATTATTTATCACTCAAAATAGAATTTAACACTTTCACAATATTCTTGATCTTGTAACTGAATTCGGTTAAAATTCGGATCAACTCCTTCTGCTAAATTTTTCCAAGTAGTATGCCATGGTGTATCCGTATCACAATTCACCACAACATAATTTTTTTTAATCGGATCCAATCGATTCCATTGTAGTATTTCGCCGTGAAATATCTTAACGAATGGTATTTCTTTCCAATGCTTTTTCTTGATGAAAAACAAATTCCCCATTCCCGCTGCACTAGGTCGTTTTCCGACCTCGCCTTCATGGATATAAATTATATCAATATTTCCATCTCTGTAAAAGCGTTGGTATGTGTCGTCACCTTCATATCGAAAGACAGTTCCCACAATACCAACGTTGTCTTCAACATCTTGCGATAAAAAATCATCAACCTTTCGAAAGATGTTGATGTTTACAAACACATCATCTCCCAAAAAAGCCAGATGCTCAAATTGTGCAAGATTTGCTCCCAAATTCCAAGAGGGAGCAACATATAAATTTGATTCTGAGTTATGTATTCTAACCTTCGGATGAGAAAAAATCAAGTCGTTGGGAGTTTCTTGTTTATTGTTATTGATGATGATGAGTTCACCAATGCATCCGATGTGAACCAAACTCTTGAAAAATTCCAAGAATGGTGGATGTTTCCACATTGTGGGAACAATAACAGAAATCATTTATTTTCAACAATCTCAAAAGACTTAAACATATTTCCATCGCGAAGATCATCGTTGATATAAACTGCTTCTGTTAGAAGCCATAACTGAATACCATTTTCTTCGCAATAATTTAATAGTGCTGCGGTATCTTTCGGAAAGCAAGATCCACCAAATCCAAGTTTACCATCAGGTCCTGGAACTCTCCAGTGAGTGTGACCCAAACGTTTATCCAGAACAGCGAGTTCAGAGATCTTGTTATAATCAACATCAATTGAATCACACAAAGTTTTAAATTCGTTTGCAAAGGTGACTTTAGTTGCCAAGAAACAGTTTGCAAGATATTTAAAGAGTTCTGCTTCTTTTGTCGTTCTTTGAATCACATGCGCAACATTATCAACTTTGCTATTAAATTCATAATAAAGCTGAGTCATGACTGTTGCGATACCTGGATCATCTGCTCCAATCACAATGAGTGGTTGAGTTCGAAAATCATTATATGCCTTTGCTTCTGTCAAAAACTCTGGATTAAATCCGATCGTCATCTGAAAATCAGATGCAAGACGTTCAGTTGTTCCTGGAGTTACAGTTGACTTAATGACAACATACTTGCGGCGATCAACTTGAGCAATGTCGTCAATCACAGAACCAACAATGCTGATGTCGCATGAACCATCTTGTCTACTTGGTGTTGGAACGCAAACAAAAATAATGTCGGATTTATCAACAAATTCTCGAAATGTTGCAACAGTGCGTTTTGTTTCATCCGTATCCCAAACCAGTGTATTGAAAACATCTTTAAAATTTTCATACATGGCACCACCAACAAATCCTTTACCAATAATTCCCACAGTGTAACTCATGTTGATTCCTCAGTTTTTTTATATAATTTAAAAGCCATTGAAATTCGCATTCCGCTAAAATCTTTAGTTGGACCAAATGCAAAGTGAATTATGTTTGCTGGAAAGAATACGCACAAATTTGGCATTGGAAACACTGTTACATGTTTACTTTTATCCAGCACTATGGTTTCATTTGTATCAGGATCAATGTAGCGATCGAATGCAACGAACTGCCCGCCCCATCTAAAATCCCAATATGGGTTTAGAAACCAAATGAATGTGTATGCATTTTCAATTTCACTATCGAAATGCGGATCTCCATCTTGACACGCAGTTTGTCCGTTCAGCAATAAATGATTTAATTCTAAAGTTGGTTCGCCTGTAATTTCTCTGATACGATTTAAACATACCGTATTGAAAAATTCTTCTTTGTGCCACATTCTACCTGCACCCCAAAATCGACGGATAGTGGGTGAGTATGATTCAATATTTGGAGAAACCCAATCATTATCAATGCCATCTTTTTGATTGCTTTGATTAGATTTCCATCTCGCCTTTGAAACCCAAGACATCCCCTCATTAAATTCTTCTTGAGAAAATGCGTTTTCGTAAATTTTAACTTGATCTAATACTGTCTTCATTTTTTATAAATGTTTCCCGCAATAGAAATCCTCTCACCATCACTTGTTCTAAATGGATAAACGCAATGAATAAGTGTGGATGGAAACATCATAATAGTGCCTTCATGATTCTTATCTACGAATATAGCCTCATTTCTTATTGTACCGTCAAGTGTTGCATAAGTGAAGTCAAAACACGAATTTTTCGAAGAATAGTTTGGATTGTTATAAGAAGAATAATTCATTTCTTCTTCAATATCATATGGAATTTGCATCCAAACAACAAACACAGCAAGTGCTCCAGGGTGAGAGTGATTTGGATTGAACTCGCCTTTCTTCATGTAATTAGTCCAAACAGGACCAATTGAATATTCTGCAACCTCTGTGCAGTATGTTGTTCTCCATTCTTCATACATTTCTGAAATATATTGTATAAATTCTGGCACATAAGGTGTTGCAAACTCATCATCAATACTGCCAACAAGATCATGACTTAATGAGTTTGATCTGGCTTCTTCACTATGCACAACTCTCAGCATCGTTTCATATAACGGCTGAGGAAGTTTACCAAGAAGAATTCCTGGATTATAGAGTTTTGGTATCGTGAATTTACTCATTTATTATGCTGTTGCAATATATCCGCAAATTGCGATTCGCTCTTCTCGTTCTTCGACTCTAGGGAAAACAGAATATGAGATTCCTGCAGGAAACATGATCATGGTTCCTTGATATGATTTATCAATTTCAATTGGATTATTACAGATTGATCCATTGTATTGAGAATAAGTCAATACAAGTTTTTCTCCTTTATCTGGAATCTGAATCCAAAGAATAAATGATACTGCTGAACCTTTATGTGATTCTAAAGAAACATAGTCATTCTTATTCAGAATCTGAGACCAAACCTGCAAATCCATTACAGTGTATTCAACTTCGAATGCTTTGCACCAATTTGAATACATGTCTTGCAAATAGTCATTTAAACCATCATTAAATGGTAAGTGATACTTAAATGAGGTATTTTCTAGTGGCGTCTCTTTGGCAGTTGGGAGTGTGTAGAAACTCATTAATTCTCTGAAAAGAGTTTCTGGAATTTTCCCAGAAATCATTCCAGGATTAAAAACATAAGGATAGTTGTATTCGTTCATTTTATACTCCATTAAATCGGAATCCAGTGGTTTTTATAACCAACCAACTGATTTTGGGGATCATTACACAAAGCCTCTGCTAATTTTTGAGGACCATTTAAAACAATGTTTTGTTCTGGAACGATATCAAAGGCAATCGTGATTCTTGGATGCGAAAAGGACCATGCGGAACTTCTATGCGCATCGCCATCACTAATACCCATAACAATCAATCCATCTTTACTTTCTACGTCAATGATATTCTCAACACCTTTCCATTTGTATGATGTTTTAGAATTTGGTTCAGTATCAACGCAAACAAAACCATGCCACGCTTTTGGAAAATGCTCAGGTCGATTCATATTCCAATCATGATTGTGCCAATCAATAAAATCGTCTTTGAAATAAAAATTCAACCAACACTGAATGAACCAGTTATGATTTTCAGGAGGATCAGAATACAAATTTAATGAGTTATAGAACATTTTCTGAATTTCGAAATATAAACTTCGAATCTCAGGAAATGGATACATTAAAAAGTTATATTTCTGAAAAATACTTTCATGAAGACCAATGTTCCCATTGTATTGATCGCCGTCATTGAAGTTGGAAAGTATGATTTCATACATTGCATGACATGTTTGTTTCAATTCAGGAATGTTTAAATTTGTATGATCAGTATACAATCCACGAACATATTCTTTCATAAATCACCATATGTTTTCAGATCCAAACGACAATCCTGCTCTTGGCGTCATTGGTTTTGTATCATGCCACATACCTCGAGGAACATAAACAAGTTCTCCAGGTTCTAGCACCTTTTCAAAATTACGATATCTTCCTTCTATTTTCCATAAAGTATAACCAGTCATCTGCCAACACCATACATCCATTACATCACTATGACGTCCATAAGTGGCAGATTCTGTGCTTAAACTTATATATGTGAGTGCCGTGAAGTGTTGGCGATCTCTGTGATGAGATTTACTCACTGCTTCTAAAAACTTACCAACAATAGGAATCTGTTGCGATTGATGCAGTACAAATCCTAATCTGTCTTGATACTTGAAGATTTCTTTATCGTTATTATATAAATGAATTTTGTATTCGCGATCAAACTCTTGTAATATATCTACCCAATCTGGAGTTGGAACAGAAAGTTTTCCGAAGTGATAATAATCTTCGTTATTTCTGGCATTCAAATAATCCGAATGTTGTAAAAAATCAAACATATCAGCACCAAATTGGTGCCCACAGAGGGACTCGAACCCCCACGCTTTTGGCACTGGCTTCTAAGACCAGGGTGTCTACCAATTCCACCATGTGGGCATTATATTTCTTTCAAATGATATGCGATTGTGTACCTCATCTCATAAAAATCTCTACTTGGAGAACTTCCAAAGTGGACCATATTTGACGGAAAAAATACTGCAGTGTTCGGTATCGGATATACACTGTAAACACTATCGCTATTCATCACTTCTTCTGAATCTTCGTACCTATATCTATCAAAAAAGATTGTTTGACCGCCCCATTGATAGTCCCATGTTTTATTCGCGTAAAGAATAAAAGTGTAAGTATCTGTTGATTCACTATCAACATGAGGAGCACCATCTTGTAATGTTGATTGAGCGTTGGCAAGTATGCTTGTTGTGATAAATTTTTTTCCTGTTAACTCCTCAACAACGGAAAACACTTTCTTATTGAAGAAAGGTTCATCATCTAAACGCATCCCCCAAAATACTTTATGAGGACTATATTTGGGATCACTAACGCTCAACGCCCATTTGGGTTGTCTGAGATAACGATCGAGAATATCAAACGTCTCGGTATCTAAAACATCTTTGTATTGTTTAATTTTTTGTATGAATTCCATAATTTTTGGCGGAAGGGGTGAGATTCGAACTCACGGTGAGGTTGCCCCCACGTCTGATTTCAAGTCAGGTGCCGTAAACCGCTTGGCTACCCTTCCGAATTATTTCCTCAAACTGTGTCGAGTTGGTCTCCCATTTTCATCGACACAAACAAAAACCATTTCTTCTATATTAACTATAATTCGTTGTGAAGTCAAGTCGCGCACTTGCACTTCTAGAGTGATACTAGTGCTTCCAACTTTCTTCAACGCAACTCCAATTTCAACAACATCACCCTGACGAGCAGGAGCAACAAAGTTGATCTCTGAAATACTCTTGGTCACAACACGTTTATGACGAGTTTCGATTGCAGCATATATAGCGGCTTCTTCGTCAATCCACTCCAAGCATCTTCCACCGAACAACGTATCATTCGCGTTCAGATCTTCAGGCTTAACCAACTTCCTTGTTAGAAATCTCATTTGTCACCTTATTATACTCTTTCTGTATGAAAATATCAAGTGCCTCTACGATCTTGTCAATTCTATAAAATTGATTGTTCTTGGCTGCTTCTCGCGTGTGATTATTTAGATATGCTAAATCAAACAAAAGATTCTCAACAGTTGTTTCATTATTTCGCACACGTCGCAAGATTTCGCGATATATGTAAGCATTCTGAATCACTTGTTTATCGTGAGGAATGCCAGAAGATGATGCGCCTTTATTTTCTAGAGCATCACAAAGCATATCCACATGCGGCTGCAGATCTTCAAATCGTAATTGTTTTCCTGAACTTGACATATTATTTTATCAACACATAAGCATAGTATAAATGCGCACGACTCTTGTAATGCTTGGCTTTATTTAAAAGCATTACTGTTAAAAAATGATATGCGCTTTCAGGAGGAATTTTATTCTCTCGTATATGTTGATGAATCTTTCGCATTGAGTGTATGCAGGAATCATAAACATTCTGCACAATATCAATCTTTTCAACTACTCTAAAATATTTCAGAGCATGTTTCTCGTAAGGTTTAATCAACTCAGGTCTGTATGCATCGATGTACAGAAACGTTCCTTCTGATTTTAAAACTCGATGAACAGAGGAAAAGAATCCCTCTATATTTCTGTAGCAATGAGATGATTCAACATTTATAACACAATCGAAAGAATTCGATTCATATTTCGATAATGTTTGAGCATCATCAACTTCAAAATGAATACTTGAATGCGACTTGCGGCAAAAATCAATTGCCTTCTCTTCTAAATCACAGGCATGAACTTCTGCGAAATTATAAGCAGTTTTTATTAGATTAGCGCCACCACCACGACCACAACCAACTTCTAAAATTTTTTTGCTTTCAGGATTTGAAATTCGATCTAAGAAATGACAATATAGACTTCCTGAAGAATCTAGAAATAGATGCGACGCTTTCTCATGAATTGGGTAATATCCATGATTCATGAAAGAAATATTTAAATCATCACCAAGCAATCCTGCAATTTTATCGTATGTGTCATACTTTGCAAGTATTCCATTATATTTCATAACAAATTAATTACTTTTTATGTCCACGGAAGCGGTTTTCGAGAAGTGCCGTCAATCAATCTTCCTTCAAGAGTTTCTTGGAGAAGGTTTTGCAATAATAGTTGCTCTTCTTCTAGATTTAAAGTTGATGTGATCCAAGTCAAGACATTAGACTCAGTTAAATCGTTATAGGCAACAAAGTTAGATGGATCTGCAGATGGCAAATCAAAAACATAAAGTCTAGAAAATTCTTTTCCAGCATCATCGTGAATTGTATATTTTGCACGAACTGTCTTTATGACATCACTCAACTCACCCTCAGATGGGGCTGTAATCATTTCTATAATTTTCCAAGTAAATGTTGGCATTTAAATGCTCCTAAAAAACTTATATAGTTAATTGAATGTGGCGAGGTGACAATTTTTACATATCTCGCTGTATGCCTGAAGAACCGTCTTTGCTCGTTTCTCACCCAACCAAACCTCTCTAATTGATTGTGTTTTTAAATCACCAAATTTATAATCGAAGTGATAATCGTTACAGCATAAGAAAGTATGTCCTGCAGAATTCACATTGAGCCATTCTTTAGAACGATCGCCACCATTATTGCAACCAGTAACTCGTTGAGTTTTTCTCAATTGTTTGATCCATGGCTTATTTGTAACGATATGATCAATTGTTCCAGCACGATCATAAAGATAATTCTTATGAACGTTGGTTTTAGGAAACATCTTTTTGCCAAGATTAAATTGAGTTTCATGCTCGCCATGTTTTGAGTTTAAATCATATTGGTGCGATTCAAACTGCTCTCCTGTTGCAATGTATCCACCAGAAATTGGTTCTTGGTCGATTCCATTCACACCAATTTGAAGTTCGTCTCCTAGATGTTGTAATTGCTCTTGAGCATAATTTAAATTTTCCATCAGACGATCAAAATGATCTTCTGTGAATCCTGTTCGTTTTGCCCAGAGAGATTTTTCGAATGCAGGAACATTTAAACCAACATGAATGACCACATCTTTATATTCTTTTATGAGATCAACTTTTTGCTTTGATAGTGGAATTCCATTACTTAAAACATAACATTTGAATGAATACTTTCTCAATAGCGCGAGCAATTCATCAAAATGCTTGTACAAAAGAATTTCGTTATAGTGAGAGAGTGTCACCAGATTGAATAATGAATGAACAATGCCATCTGGTTTATTCTTTTCTTCGTAGATTTCTGACAGAATTTTATCTACTAGTTCGATTGGCATGACCCCAGAACCTTCTTCGGGTTGGGGAAAATATTTAACTGGACAAAACCAACATTTTGCGTTACAATATCCGAATGGATCTAATTGTAGAAATTTGATTTTGGTTTTGGCGAGGACATCAGAGAGCATATATGTTTCCTTTTTTGTGAGAAACAACTCACAACAACTCTATATAGTCCTTTAATAATGGCACGCTCGGCAGGAATCGAACCTGCGACCTACTGCTTAGAAGGCAGTTGTTCTATCCCCTGAACTACGAGCGCAAAATGGAGCGGGATGAGAGAATCGAACTCTCGACCGAAGATTGGAAATCTGCTGTTTTACCATTAAACTAATCCCGCATCTGGTGCGACTGGTCGGACTCGAACCGACAAGGCTAATGCCGACAGATTTTAAGTCTGTTGAGTTTACCGATTTCTCCACAGTCGCAAATCATTATTCTTTTAGCGACTGCATAATATCATTGAAAACTTGACCCTGCTTATCAGAAACAAGATCCCAAATATTATCAGACCAGAGATCCCAATATCGATCACTGTCAGTTTCTTCATTGAGTTCAGCAAGTTCAGGAACGGCTTCTTTCATCATTTCCTCAATCTCACCTTCTTCGCCCCATTCACAACCATCAATCATACCATCTTTGTTGTAAACATATACACCAAAGAAGTTGGGCATCTCATCTTCATAAAAAACAGAAGCGATGAAATCAGGATCAACTTTGGCAATCTGTTCAAAAAGCCACTCTATGCCTTTTTGTGGAAAACTCCAAGCAGAAGTTGTGTTGAAATAATCTTCTCCGCGATCTTCGAAGTAGCACCACTTCGGACCAACGTTTTCAATATTCCAGTCGTATTGATCTGTGATTTCTTTGTCAAGACCGAAGATGTCACTGAACCATTCATATCCTTTATCTTCTGGACGAATGCGAGAGTAAAATTCGTTTAGATATGCTTTACCTGCATCATTGAGTTTCTCGAAACGAACATGAGTATTCACATGATTAGCCATAACAATCTCCAGTCATAAAATTGGTCGGATATGCAAGATTCGAACTTGCGACCCCCTGCTCCCAAAGCAGGTGCACTACCAGACTGTGCTAATATCCGAATTGTTTATATATTCTACTATAACAAACATCAAAAGTAAAGTGTTACTCTACAATTTCAATCTCACTTTCTGTAACTACAGCAACTCTTGCACCACAAGGCAAGAGTGTTTTCTCATTTCCAGAATATACGACTTCACTTGGTCCATGAATCTTCACACGGTGACAATAAGTATTCTTCCTGCCTTCCTTGATGGTAAGCACAGGATTGTTTTCGTTGTTCTTTTTATTTGCACGAATGACGTGCTGATTGACATGAATATATTTTTTCATCATCACTCCAAAAAAAGAGGGAGCACTTGGCTCCCTCTCTATCATATATTAAAACAGGCGTCGAAACAAACTTCGAACACCCGTTACTATTTTCCCAATAGACTATCGACCTTTGCTTCCGCAACTGCCAAACGTGCTTCTAGACCATCAAGAACTGGATCTGCAGGAGCAGCAACTGCAACTGCAAGTTCTTCCTTGACTTCTGGAGCAACTTCGGCACCTGTGGCGGCAGCAACAACTGCAGCAACAGCTTCTGTTGTGGCAGCAACTGCTTCAGCAGATGGAACTGGTGCTTCGGCAACTGCTTCCTTGATGAGCACAGCAACTGCTTCTGGATCCTTCACAACTTCTGGATCAGCAGCAACAACTGCAGCAACGGCAGCAGCAACAACAACTGCAACTTCTGGATTCTCAATTGCAGCAGCTTCATGTTGAGCATGAAGAACATCTTCAACAACAAGAACTGCATCTGAATCTTCAGCACTTGGTGAGAGAAGAACAACTTCTTCAACAGCGATAGTTGCAGCAGCTGCTGGAGCAGCAACGAGTGCAGCAACTTGTTCTTGTGTCTTAAGAGCAATCAATTGATCAACTTGAACTTCAACTACTGAGAGTCTTTGATCGAATTCAGCAACATCATCGATAATATCTGTATTTGCAACTGTGCCAGTTAGTGTTGCTAACTTGGATTCAACAGCAGCGAGTCTTACGGCAAGATCGTGTAGTCTCATTTGTCGGTCTCCTGGAGGGTGTTAGTTCGAATACAAACCTATTTATCCTGAAGATTTAAGAATTACCGTTAAGATTATATTAAATGTTGGTGGAAGGCAGTGTATTCGAAACACATTCCCAAAGGGAACCATCTGTTTAGCAAACAGCGACAGATCCTCTCTGCTTTACCTTCCAAAATGGCGACTCGGATGGGGCTCGAACCCACGACCTCATGCGTGACAGGCATGTGAACTAACCAACTGTTCTACCGAGCCAAAACTGGTGCGCGATGAGAGGGTCGAACTCCCGACATTTGCCGTGTAAAGGCACTACTCTACCACTGAGTTAATCGCGCATAAACTGGAGTTGCGGACTGGACTCGCACCAGCATAAAAGAGTTTTGCAGACTCTTGCATAACTTTTCTGCCACCGCAACAAAATGGTGGGTGAAGTAGGATTCGAACCTACTCAGCCAATGGCAGCGGATTTACAGTCCGACGCGACTCTCCAACTTCGCCGTTCACCCAATATGGCTGAGGAGCATGGATTCGAACCACGATAAGCAGGATCAAAACCTGCTGTCCTGCCGTTAGACGACTCCTCAA